TTTTAGTCATCTTATCCATTGTACCTTTATTATTTTGTAGCTCTTTATTAATGGTTTTCATGGATAAAACAACATCTGCCCCTTGATCTTCCCACTTCGTGCCAAAAAGCGCTTTTCCTATCGTATTGAATTCTTTAGCTGGCAGCTCTTTTTTCATCTTTTGAAGGTCAGGTATTACAGCTTTATATAAATCCGCTACGCTTGCATTTCCGTTTTCATACTCCTTATAAACCTCTTGCGTGCTCTTGGACATTGAACCCATAGCAGCTACATAAGATTTACTTGAATCCTCGGCCTGGAGCTTAAATTCAAGCATTGTATCATTTAAACGATCTAGGTTATATCCTTTCTTAGCACCGTTGGAAAGAATAGAAAACATTTCATTTGCAGAGAAACCGGCCTCTTTAAAGCTAATGGTATACTCAGCCATATTATCGAACATCTCTTTTGAGAAGTTCATTCCGTTTTGTGCGCCCTTTGCCATTAAATCAAATGCTGCATCTGCATCCATACCATAGTTTGTGATGAGGGTATTTCCTGCTCTGGTAACTTCGTTTACATCAGCATCAAATGTATTGGCCAAAGTCATTGCTTTTTTAGTAATCTTCTCTAAGTCTTTATCGTTTAAATCAGTGATATTCTGCTTTGTTTCAAGTAAAGCCGTGTCAACCTCTTCTAAACTTTCTCCAAATCCATCATTATAGATATTCTTTGAAATTTGAGTTAGCTTCTTTGTCTCTTTAGCAGTTGTGCCTAAAGAGTTTTGAATTTTCACAGAAGAATTATTGAATTTAGTAGCTAAACCCATTATTCCCGCACCTGCGCCAGCAATAGGCAGGGTAAGAGATGAGGTTAAGGCAGATCCTGCACCCTGCATTTTAGAACCTAACCCGGTCAATTTTGAGCCAGTTTCATCAAATACGCGCCCTAGCTTACTCCAGTTATTTTGCAAAGCCCCCTGATCCGCTTTTAGTTCAGTTAGACTAAGGCTAGTACGATTAACTGCACGCTCTAAATTATTTAAAGATGCAACTTGATTATTATAAGATCTTGCAGCTGCTTCAGCTTCTTTAGATCCTTCGCCATAGTCCTTAATCATTTTTTCATATTCAGCCCTGGATTCACTTACAATACGCTTTTGTAATTCCATCTTTCTATTTAAGCCTTGTAAAGTAGCTTCATATTTTTCAATGGATTTATCACCACGATCAAAAGCAGACAGATGGGCTTTCATTTCAGAATTTAGGGTTTTCATTCTATCTTTAAGACCTGTTAAACCCCGCTGAAGTTGCAACGTCTCTAAATTTAAGCCAATGGACATACCTTCAATTCTTTCCATAGACACTTACCCCCTTTCTTGAAAAACAAAAAAATCCTTAACCACCAAATGCAGCAATTAAGGATTTTTCTTGTTTAGGTTTATTTCGCTCGCGTAAGATTTCCAAGACAAAGTGGTAAGGCATGGCTAATACCTCATTAATGTCCTTACCTTCTTCTATCAAGGACAAAATGAGCTTGTTTAGGTATTCTTTTTGTTTTTCTGCTGTGAAATCTTCGTCACTTAACGTTTGTTCTCCAGGAACTTTTTTGTTTCATCACTTTGTCTTCCTTGAGACACAAATAAAACTTGATCGTTAATTACCTCAACAGCATCTGGAGCATGTAACCCATTTACTAATTCGTCTTTAGTGAATTTTTTACCGTAAATATCATTCACTACAAAATCAATCATACGGTCAAACATTTCTCTTTCAGCTGTTTCACCTTTTTGTGCTTCTTCCACTAAATCCATTGCTTGATAAACAACAGATAGAGGAATAAAAGGTGGGGTTAAAAACTTCTCTGTAATAACTTCTCCATCTGCTGTTACTTCTTTTACTAATTCGATCATGTTACGTTTTAAATTTGCCATTTTTTTAGTCTCCTTTTGGTGTTAGATAAAAATAAAAAAAGGGCTAGATATTATCATCTAGCCTACTTGCTTTCTAGTGCTGTTAGACGAGCAATTATATCGTCATACTGTGCCTTTGTACCAAACCCTGCTGCTCCTGTATCGCCTTTGTCTCCTTTTGCCCCTGCTGGCCCTTGTGGGCCTTGTGGCCCTGTTGCTCCCGCTGGAAGTACGAATAAAAGTTGCTAATGCACCAGCTGTCGCATCTGCGTATACATAGCCAATCCCGCTACCAGTAGATTTAACTAATTTCCCATCTTGACCGGCTTGCACTCTTTGACCTGCTTTTAAATTCTCTCCAGCTTCAATTATCCAAGCCTTTTTCCCGTTAAAACTAACTGTTACATTTTGATCCTTTGCAATTTGTCTAGTTGAATGGAAATCAGGATTTCCCCCTGCTTTAGTCAAAGAAATAATAGCACTTCCATTAGTGTCGCTTGATAAAGTTAACAATCTATTAGGCTGAATAACTTCGGCTGCTTTCACTTGAAAGGTACTCATTAGGCTTCAACGCCTCCCTGCTCTCCTGTCGGATATGGTTTACCAAATATCTTTTGGAATAAAAGATCTCGGTTAATTGTTTCTCCTTTTTTGTCCACGGCAAAAGCAACAGATTTTTCTTCGTCTAGTCCATCGATTTTACGATCCATAAACTGTGCTTCAATTTCTTCTGAAGAAAATTCAGTTCCATCCTCTTTTGTTTTTCCTGCAATTTTTGGTCTTGTAAATAATCCTTTTGGCAAACCAACGTATTCTTTTGATCCATCTTCATACGTTTTAGCAAAAATAGTTGCAACATATGGAGGGTTATCTTTACTACCCATATAAGTAATACCTTCTTTAACTTCAAGACCTAAAAGTCTTTGCTTGTCCTCCATAGGGATTTTATGAAAAGCAGAAGTGACCTTAATATCACCATTTGATACAGCCATTTCCGCTGTTTTATTATCTCCGTAAGCACGGGTAATCTCTTGAGGCATATCTACATCAATAGTTTGTAAATATTCCACTCGTTCAATATATGAGGCAACTGTACCGTCTCCAACTTCCCCATAGTAAAATTCATCTACACCTGTAGAAGCATGATAATTCTTTGTTTCTCCTGCCATTATAAATTCCTCCTTTAAATTTCTACATACTCTTTACCGCGATAGCGCCTAGCATCACGGTAAATTCCTGTATCTTTATCAAATTCATCAAGACCTGGTATTAGTTGAGCAAAGCCAAGCTGCTTCCACATAATATTACGAACCTCTTTTGCAACAGCTTGTGTATCAAACAGATTCATAGACCAGACTTCAATTTGATAAAAATATTCGTCTGTTAACCATTTATTATCTGCATAATCACCAGGCTTAGGTACATCTATTGGATCAATGACAATATAAACGCCTTGCATATTATCAGTAGACGGATATTCATAAAACTTAATTCTTTTGCCTACCTTTTGTTTGATAAGATCACTAGTATTTAGCGCATCGTATACTTTATAGAGCATTAAATACCTCTCCTTACAGCTTCTCTCACCGCTGCTTTATAGGCATTTTCTGCATTACGCATAGCCCTGGCAATTGCTCCTTTACCTTTAGGGTTAGGATTCTTAACCGTTCCCCATTCATTAAGGTGAATGATCCGATACCTGTCTTTAGGGCCACGCCAATGTATTTTAATTGTTCTTACACCAGCAACATACTCTGGCTCTGAAATCTTAATTTCATCAATGGATGCCCCGGTATCTTTAAAGGATTCAAATTGCGCCTTTAATTCCTTTACAAAAACTTTTGCGCCCTCTTTTAAAGCCTTGTCACTAATACTTTTTACTTTAGCAGGGCCAAGGCGTTTTTCTAAATCTGCTAACAGGTTATTTAAACCTTTAATTTGAACGCTCATTTTGACACCTCGGCTATAACCTTAATGAAATCACGATTCTGCAAGTCAGGAAAAGCCTGTTTAATGTTGTATCTTAAATCCTCATATTCAGGGGAATGAACTTGTACATAATGTTTGTTTGTTGGTGAATAATCACCTCTAGGATCTCTAATAGAAATGGTTAAGTCTGATAAAGTACCATTTGACTTAGCAATTTCTATATCTTTAGTCCATACTTCATCAACTTTGGCCCAACATTCATAAAGGACGTTCCTTGGATTCTCTCCTGGTAATGGCCCTTCGTTCTCTTTAGCTTCATAAAAAGTAACCCATGTTCTTAATTCGCCTGTATGAATCCTTGGAGGCGTATATTTAAACGGCTGCATCTGGATCACCTTCTTTTTGAGACATAGCAATTTCAAACCCTACGCTATTTAGTTCACTAGAAAAGTTTTTGTCAAAGTATTCGACAGCATCATTGTAAGCATAGCGGGTACGCTCAAAGACTAATTCTTTCGCTCCCTCATTCTCTTCAATATTAAATGCTCCAACTTTCCGTGTAATAGCGGCAATAGAAAAGGACAACAACTTTTTCAAATTGCTGTCCTCGCCTTTATGAGAGAAATGCATTTTATCTTTAAATTCCTGAAGTAATTCATCTGTGATTTCCAATCACTTCAGCTCCTTTATGCTGTTACTGGTGCTTCTGTTTCTAAAGATTCATCAATTTTCAAATCATAAACAGCAGACGCTTTATTATCTTTTGGCAAGCCATTTGCAAAACGCTTGATTGTGTAAAGAATTGCATCCTCAATAGCTAAAGTCTGATCAAATTTTTTCAATTGATAGTTACCAGCAACAGCAGCGATATATTCACCTTTAACAAAGAAAATAACTT